CATCCTGTATAGGTTCCGCGCTGAATGCTAAAGAGGCAATTAAAAGAAAAAATATAGTTAAATATTTTCTCATTCAACAACCTCCTGCTCTTTAGCTGAAGGCACGGTATTGGTTTTATCAATGCCCAATTCCGTGTAATATTCTTCCATCGTCGCATTGTAAGCGTTTAAATTTCCTGCCTTTTTATGCCCCTGGGCTTCGACGTAAAGTATCAGGGCTTTATCATACATTCCGGGGGTAGGCACGGCTCCATCGGATGCTATTACAGCAGGGATAATCGAAAGATAAGCCGTAATGGTCTCTTTGGAAACAGTCGAATAGGGCGGATAAACCCCTACTTTCCCGCCAAATTCATACCAGTATCCAGGCACTTTTTGGGCGGCGGGTTTAAAATCGATATCTGTCTGTCCAACGCTCCATATATTGCCTTTCTTTAAGCCGACTTTGGTTCCATCGGTCTTATTCAACACCACGCCTACAATTTCAAAATACAGGCTTGTAAGTGCATATTCGACTGTGGCGGCGACAAGCGTTTCCGCCTCGGTAGTTTGAAGGGCTCCTGTTTTTTTGCATATATCGTAAAGGCCGTCATTTACCCATCGGATCATTTCCGTATCGGAATAAAAAGGGTCTGTTACCGAACTGGCCGAGATAGCTCCAAGCCTGTATCTGGCAGCTGCAATTATATTGGCCCCCGTTAATCCTGAAGCAGTCTGTGTGCCGCCCATTACAATATAGGGAATCAATAAGACCAATAAAAATAAAGCTATTATCAATGATTTAATTTTCATAATCATTCATCCTCTGCGTATTCGCTATCGCAATCATAGTATTGCGGTTCATCATCATGTTGGCCGATAAAGCCTATCAATTCTTCCATTTCCTTGTAAAATTCGGCATTATAATGTCTCCATAAAGAAAAGGCTTTATCGGGATATTTAACTTCCTGCTTAACGTCTTTCCCGATCATTTCCCCAAAAATTTCCCGCAATACAAAAAACTTAGGAAGATTTAAGGCAAAAGCGGAAGGCAAACCATCAGGTGTTCCGGCATCGGTACTCATAGCCACGGGAAGCCGGTAACAATAAACTAAAAGATTTTCAGAGCTTGAAGGCCTGCCCTGATAATAGAGGTTGGTTCCTTTTACACAGACCATATAGATTTCGCCTGATTCGGTCAGGTCTTTATAAATAGCTTGTTTCAGAAATTTCTCAAACGAATAGTAATCTCCGCCTTTTGGGGGATAGATTTTTTCATCATCATCATTAGCGACTAAATAAATTCCCCTGTGGTATGTTGCGCCAAGCGTTTTATAGGCGGCGTCTGTGACGGTAGCGACTGTAATAGTGGTATGAAGGTCCGGCAAGGGTGGGCTTATCCTGCCGTCAGGCATCTTTATTCCGGCGGCTATTTTGAGGATGGCATTGGTGGTTCTTAAACGGATATTTGTTAAGTCTCTCCATTTTTCTTCTGCTACAACTTGTAATATGGCGTATTCAATTTCTTCCCTGGTTGCCATTTTTTGACCCCTTAAAAAGATAGGGCAAGGGTATAAATCCCCCGCCCTATCCTTGTTTTTATTATAAAAAAATTATTACTGGGCCACGATTGCGAAATCGTCAAATTCAATATAGAACCCGAACTGACCACTGGCATCTATATCGGCCACGACAATCATAATCTCTTTATAGGTATCGGTTGAAGAATTGGGATCAAAAATGAGATCCTTGTTTGTAGTATCCCTTGTGCCTTCAAGGGGAGCTGATGTTCCAGCCGTATATCCGGCAGCCGCAACCGTAATCAGGTTTACAGACGTGCCGGCGCGTTGAACGTCAATCGTTTTGGCAGCGGCTATATTCTGATTACAGGTAGCCTTAAATTTGGTTACTATACCTCTTGCGGGCGCAGGAATACGGATGGTTATTCCACCGTCAGCGACATAAGTGGCAAATTCCATTCTTATCATGGTTTTGTCTCCTCGAATTATTTGTTAAATGGTTAAAAAGACAGGGAAGGCTTTTCAAATTATCCTTCCCCGTCTTGTAATTATGAGGCTTCCTGTACGCCAGTCGCCTGGATATGGGCCTTGCGGTTTGTACAAACCAGTTGGCCTATAAATCTGCTGTTGACATACTTCTTGTCCGGCTGACCGGATTCCTTCATGGCGATCCATTCTGGGGTTGTCCAGTTGAAATCCTGATGCGCCTTGAGCTTCAGGTACAGGGTATTCAGACCGTACACATATCCACTCGATACAAGATCATCAGCGCATACAACCGCGCCCTTAAACCGGATATTGTCAAAACCGACATCCACCAGCTTTTGATCGGAACCGAATCTCTGCTGAGTCTGAAGGGTCATTTCAAAGCTATCCTTCAGGGTTTCAGTTGTAACATACAGGTTCGGCCTTTTCTTTGAAGATTGACCTATCGCGGGCGTCCGATGGAGTTTCTGTAAGTACTGGAACCCGATCTCGGAGCCGTCGGTATTGACATTGGCTTTCCAGAGGGCCATATCATCCTCTGCGATATTCCCGTAGGCCGTAGATGTGGTGGTGCTGAAAAGGTCGGAAAGGGCCTTGATAGCGTCATTATCGCCCGCTGTTCGGGTAAAGATAGCGGCTGCCATAGCCTTATAGCCAGATTTCAGAACATTCTGGATATATCTGTCCGCCAGTTTGACAATAGCGTTTGGGCCGGCGTTTTCGATGCTGTCCTGAAGACCGAGCGCGTTGGACGCATAAATACCGCCCCACCCGAACTTAGCGGCGTTGATGATATCAACTTTATCCCTTGGGATAATGACAGTGTCCCCGTAAGATCCATAATTGGAATCGTCGTATTCCAATGGGACTTTGATCGTTTTCCCGCCGTCAAGGGTTTCCTCCGGCTTGACGAAATATTCGTCAAAAGGCATAGACGGATCGCCTATCGCCTGTCTGATAAGAAAATACAAAAGCACGTTCTCCACGAATTTTATATCCACGGGTTCGGTATTGAGATATAAATCATTCGTGGCGGCCTGTAGTTGATTAATAGCGAAACTCATAGTTTAAATCCTCCGTTTTATTATTGCCCTCCTTTCGCTTCAGCATTAACAACCGCTTGCATGGCTGAATCGAGTCGTTCTTGAGGGGTTTTTGGTTTAGTGCCTGTGGGCCTTACCCCACCCGGTTTGGTAAAGATTTTTCCCGTCCGGCTGTCGCCACCGGCCAGCTTAGCGACTTTCTCCGCTTCCTCCAGCTTGCCCGTCAGGTCATTAACCTTTTTTACAAGGTCCTGGACCTGGGCCTCGTGATAAGCCGAGAAAGGATCATGGAGTGCATTCTTGGATATAATTTCCTCAAGTTTTCCGCTTTTCTTAAGTTCGAGGAATTGCGGATGGTTTTTCAACCAGTCGTTTCTTAAAGATTCCGCATCCCGTTGGGAAAGGGTCTCTTTAAACTGATTCCCCGCCGCTTTCAGGGTTTCATCCTTGGTAATCTGCTGGGTCAACCTGATAGCTTTCATAAAAAGGTTGGACACCTTCTTACTCGCTCCTTCTTCCACAAGGTCAACCGTTCCCAAATCGTCAAAGATTTTTCCAAGTTCCGTCTCGGCAGTATTGCCTGTATCCTTCGTTTGGGTCTGGCCTTGAGTCTGCATGAGTTTAGTCAGGGTATCGGTAAGCTCTGTTACTTGTTTTCGCAGACTTCCTATTTCATTGCCTTGCTTATCATGTGAACCTTTTAGCTCACCAAAACCTTTCTCCGCTTCCTCTTTGGTTTTCCAGTTCCCCATGTAAAACTCAGGAGGCTTATTGCCTTTATCTCCGCCTTCTCCATTCTCATCGCCTTCGCCTACTGCCCCTCGTTCATTCATCAGGGGTTTCAACAAAAATCTCCACCAAACTCTCAAATTACTTGCCATTGTCTCATCTCCTTCCGGGCCGAGCTTCTAAGAGGTTGTCCCTGATGGGCCTCGCCCTCGGTTGTCCCGCCCGAGATAAATAAAAGGGTTAAAAAACAAAAAAGCCCGATAGACTGGCGCTCAGTATTGGCTCCACGAGCGTTATCCAATCTATCGGGCTTAAGAGTATCTCCCCGCACTATGCGGGAAGGCTTATCTGTATCCGAAAAATTTACTTATTCAATAAATCGGTCTCTATCGTCAGTTTGGGTTTGTCCCTTATTCCTCCTTCATTGGCATTAATAGTTACCCGAAAGAACCCCGTAGGCTTTCTATCAAGCCAATTCATTAGCTGAAATTCTATCTCGGTTATAATTTTTTTAATGTCATCCTTCATAATCATCTAAATATATATCCATAAATTTTTTATCTGCTTCATCTGTAAGGCTCGCTGGTATATCGCAATTTTTTAAATATACCCAATGTCCATATGTTGATGATAATTCAGTTAAAGCGGTATTATCCATATCAATCACTAATACGACATCGGATATCCGAAAATAATGATTTCCAAATCGTCTAACGGAATCTTTAGACATTTTTTCTCTCCTT